AATAATATCACATTTAAAGACTTGGAAACTGGTCAGACAAAAGAGTTTTCTCTTAATGATCTATACGCTGTGCATGTCGTGGTTGGATCACAAAAATACCGCGCAAATCAGTAAAATAAAATTGTACAACTGGCCTGGAAATGTTAATGTTTTCTGAGGCCAGTTTACACAAACTAGCCTCACGAAAACCTCAGTGTAAAGTTATGATATACTCGTCACCATACACCTCTTCAGGGCGTATCTGACGGTAATGTTTATCAGTCACATCACTGCCAACTTTATGCCCGACAAGCACCTGAACATGGTCCTTGCTTTTGTTCTCATTTAAAAGCTTGTTTATGTAAAACCTACGTAATCCATGAAAACCAAACTTCTGCACATTTGCCTTAACACAGGCTTTATGTAGGACCGATTTCAACACATCGCTTGCTGCGAATAGATTACCTTTGGCATTGGTGAACAGCCATTGACTGTCGCTCACCGCTTTAAGCTGTGCCAAATCATCTTTAAGATCTTTGCTCATTCTGACTATACGATTGCTTCCGGCGGTCTTGGTATCGCCTAGCTCACCCCTGTCTGTACTTAATCTTATGTGGATCTTATCACCGTCGATAGCATCCCACCGTAGAGCAAGTATCTCGCTGATCCTCATGCCGTTAGCAGCGGCAAGTTTGATTAACACTTTCTTCCAGTGCACCCTTGTCACGTTCAGTATGCCGATAACTTCCTCTTCCGTTGGTGTGTATCTTGGATCAGCCTCCTTACATGGCAGTGCGTCCACTTCTACGCATGGATTATGCTCAACTAAGCTTTTTTGTTTAAAAAATTTAAAAATACGCCGTAAAGTTCCAATGATGGTATTGGCGTATTGTGGTGACATACGTTTTTGCAATTCCTCCTGAAAGTTAATTACGTTTGGTGTGGTTATGTCATGCACATCCATATTGCCGAAATGCGGTAGGATATGTTTGTTAATATGCACCAAAAGAGTTGTGCGCCTTTTAGGTCTTAGTTTACGCCCATATTTTGACTCGTTCTTATAGTTCTCAACTCTTTCATCAATCTCAGCTTTGTAGGACGTAATAAGATCCACCAGAAGGAAAGATCGCTCTTCATCTAACGTGCCATGATATTTTAGCTTTATGTCTTGCTTCTTCGCCCAAGCTATCGGCTCCCTACCTTTTGGAACTTGTCGCATTTTCTCAGTGTTGGTTTTCTTATCCATATATCGGATTACGTAAGATTGCTCACCCCTGCGCTCTCGCAAATGTAATTTAAGGTGTTTACCTTCCCAAAGTGCCATATTTTCTCCATTCATTATTGTATAAGGTAAAGACTGTTTTACCCATTTATAATGCCATTTTATTCATGTATGAATGGAAATGTCCATAAAAAAAGAGGCGCACCCCACATGAGATACGCCTAACTTATTGATAACAATATAAATTATTTTAATTCATGTAATATTCACGATATAGGTAATATTCTTTTGCCAAGGTAAATGTCGTGAGTTCGAATCTCATCGCCCGCTCCAATATTTCCTCAATAAAAACAATAACTTACGCCTAGTTATTTTTGAATATTTTTGCGGTAAAATTAGAATACTCGTGACCAAAACAGCTTGGTCACTGGATTGCATTTACTTTTCGTGACCATTACTTCAGCCAATCGTAGATTCGAAAGGTTTGATGAGTACGCTCATCTAAATGGTTATAGCCGCCATTTACTGCTTTGGTGACACGTTTACAGGTATCTTTTTTTACACCCTCATCACAGATCTTCCATAGTCCTCGCCGCTTGTTAAAATACCACAAGGCACTCTCCATAGGGTAATGCGTAGCGATTAGGTGTGGCTCATCCATGACTTCCGGCAAGCGCATATCAGACGCAAACTTACGTGTATTTGCTCTGCCAGTAATTTGTAAAAATCCGCGCCCACGAAATGCCCATCCATCACCAGGACGAGTATTTCCGAGTTGAGATTTTTTACTACGGTTTTTGTCCATATACACATAGTTTGCTAGTGCTTGCGGGTTTCTTGAATATGGCTTTGCATCAGCCGGAGTTTCAAAATATCTGCCAAAAACTTTCATCAAAGCATCGACTGAATAATTTAAGTTTTCCTCAACAGCTTGGAAGTTCATGCTTTCAATGCAAACCTGTCCTAAAAAATGTGCGGCCCTTTCAGGTGACATTTCATAATAGTTCATAATGCCTTTTGCTGTCTTAGGGCCAAACTGCCCATCGCTCATACATCCAACCTTAGTTTGTAGGTTGCGAAATCCCTCATTCATTATCTGTCTCCACTGGTTTGCGGCCCCACTGCCTTTGGTATCCATCTGCTTCATAGCTCTCAGCCCACTTATTTTCGGTAAATGTTGCAAACCGGATTAGCATTTCATTCTCTTGATAAAGTTGGTCAATCCACTCAGAATTTTCTTCAACCTCAGTCTCTAGATGTTCTATTCGGTGAGCCTGTTTACTGACCCACCAGACGCCACCCACCAATTGCACCAACATGGCAAGCACAAGGCCAAGAGGAAGCTTTAAATCGCTCACTTTTTGCTCTCCAAATATAGCCTTAAACAATTTACTAGAGTGTTCAGCGACACGGCGCTAAACAACATAATCCATTGCCACATTTCCATTATTTTCTCCCAAAAAATTTAGTTGCTGATCTCACCGCAAAGCTACTGGCTACGATTACACCCAAGGTGTAGCTGTACCACTGAGGCATGGTATCCAACGCTGCAAACCCATCAGTCACCGCTTGCTTGGCCCATTCGAATGGCAAGAATGAAAGGATGAGAGGAATACTGAAAAGCAGAACCAAATATTCGTCCTTCCACGAGTTCTGTGTCCCCTCTGCCATTAGCTTTTCCCACTCAGCCTCGCTTGTAGCGGCAGACTTCATAATGGTTGCTTTGGCTTCAGCCTCAACTAACTTTAAATTAGCCGCTGCCGCTTGTGCATTGGCTTTGCCCTTGAGCCAACCCCCTGCAAGCTCAGTAATCGGCCCTATCAGTGCTTGGAGCATGTGTGCTCACCCCTCTGTCTGTTTTAGCTTCCTTACCCAACCACACCGCGAAACAGGCTGAGAAACAGCCAAATATCACGCTGCAAAATCCTGATTGATTGAGGGTTGGATCTTCTAAACTGATCATCCAGTTTGTGACTTGGAAGCACATGATTGTAATGGCTAACATCATCAACCTGGGTAGTATTTTAAGTTCGTCTATTACGCTTGACGTTATTTTTACCATTTGCTTTCCTTGCTATTTTAATCGCAATCTTGCGCTCACGAGTGATAACCACCACTCGCCCTTTGCTGTCATAAACAACAAACTTTCCCTTACATTCTCTGAGTTTCAAAGCTCTAGTTTAATGCACACAACTTTTGCTTTATCGCTTGTCACAAGAACGCTTGCGTCCTCTTTGGCTATCTCGCAAACCTCTTGCTTGGTGTAGCTTCCAATGTGGTAGTGTTCGAACCCAGACGTTGATAACTGAACCCACAACAGAACCCACATTCACCAACGCCCCTGCCACTTGCCTAAGAAGTAAAACAAAACAAACAAAACACCGCCACTGAGCACAAAAATAAATGCACCAATCGCAAAGTTTATTGCTGCATCTATACGCTCTTGCTTTTTGTATAACTCTTGTTTTCGTCTGCGCCGCATTTGAGCCTCAATCTGTAGAACCTCTTTCCAAGCACTTGGCCCATAGTTAAAGCTGATATGGTCTTTTATCTCAGCCCTCATTTGTTCCATTTTTTTCTTGTTGGCAAAGATTTCTAATGCGGTTTCTTCATCGCTTCCTCTGAACGTTTTTTTCCAAAAAGGTGGGTTTTTTTCACGCTCTTCTAAGTTGGTAAAATCAGAAAATGCTTTTCCCCATTGCGATAAAGTTCCCGACATTTCTTGAAGGTCTTTGCCCGTGCTAATTGCAGCTTTAAGCGTTTTATACGCTCCTGTTGCTAGGGCAACGCAACTTACAGGGTCCATTTACATTCTGGTGATTATGGTAATCAGCAATAGGATCATAGCACCCGCTGATCCGATAAGTATATTTTCTAGCCTCTTAATTCTAAGTATGGTCTCTTTCCATCTTTCTTCCAGTTGGGTTTCCACTTTGACCACCCTTTTATCTAAGGACGCTAATGTTGGCTTGCTCATGTTTCACCTATGTCTTTACTAATAACTCAGTTGCTGAAATAGCAGTCCCTGCCAGTACACTTGGGCTATCCGCTGTTGTGCCTATCGTTCCATCTGTCTGTACATAATACTGCTGCCCTGCGGTGAGGCCAGATTGCTCATCATTTACTGCACCAATAATATCTACAGTTGCACCTTTGGTGTCAGCTACAGCGCCACCTTTGGACATACCAATGTAGTTTTCTGAGGTGAGGTTTGTGCTAACTGTATCTACTGTCGCAACAATAGCCGTTGCCGCATCAGAGTTTTGACCATCCTCGTAAACTACTACGGCTCTATCTTGACTAGTATCATACACAACAGGGGCAAATACGGCACTTGTGTTTTCATTAACAACTGTTTGAGGTGTCCCAAACGAAATGTCAGTACCACTTACTGTTCCTGACGCAAGTTTTAAATTACCACCACTTTCTTCAAAATAAGAAATTAACATTCTATTTGAATCAGGATCGTAAGTAATACCTTTAATTACACAGTTTTGACTAACACCCGTTGCAAAATTTACTTCAGTGCCAAAGGAAACTGTCCTACTTCCAGAACTTCCACTAATAGTTGCAACTTTTGCAGCGGCCGATTCTCCATCTGGCCTGTCTGTGTAAGCTAGTACTACTTTATTAGTGTCTGGATCAAACTCACAAAAAGTTTTTTCAGCGTCATGGTTTAAATTTACCTCAGTACTAAATGTAACAGACGTTCCAGAAATATCTCCGACAGATACAAAACCATTATCACCTGATGATTGATAAAATACTAAAATACAATTTAAATTACTATCAAAACACACATCTGCAAAGTATGTTGCTGCATTACGAAAAGTAACAGGCGTTCCAAAAGATATACTTGGGCCACTTACTGTTCCAATAGCGCATTTACCTTTACCACTGTCGCCACTATCGTGATATACTACTGCCACTTTATTTAAGTTACTATCAAATGTAGCGTTTATTTCATAGTCAATTGAGTTTTGTGTAAAATCTGCGGCAGAACCAAAACTGATAGACGTGCCTGATACAGTCCCAACAGCCGCCCTACCAGTTGTCCCTATAACCTGATGCCAAAGAGCAATAACTTTATTTGAGTTGCTATCAAAGGTACACCCAACTTTTTGACTATTGCCACTGTTAAAAACAACAGGAGTACCAAAACTTATAGAGTTGTCAGAGTTGTCTACTGTTCCAACAGCAGCAGTACCATATTTTGAATTATCATTATCTGAATAGATTACGACAACTTTGTTATTACTGCTATCATAAACAGCAGATAATCCCTCCGCAGGGTCACCATCAAAAGCAACTTTAGTTCCAGAAGATCCTGCTGTTCCTGTAATTGCAGCCGCACTCACAGTCCCATCAGCATTAACCACCACTGGCTTACCGCTTGGCAATGTGCCACTAGCTACCGCTTTAAACTCGCCACTTTCTTCAGCCCCTATACGCTTTAACATAGTTACCCTTTCACGATAAGTTTAGTTGCCGATACAGCCGTCCCTGCAAAGACGCTAGGATCAGCAGCCGTTGTACCTAATGTACCATCAGTCTGAACGTAGTAGCTTTGCCCTGCCGTTAGCCCTGATAGGTTGTCGGCTATTGCACCTTGCGTATCTATGATAGCCCCTGCGGTGTCTGCTGCGCCAGAACGAGCTATGCCTATAAAGTTTTCTGAGGTGATGTTAGTGCTAGTTGCCCCTGCTGTAAGAACAGCGCCGTAGCCAGTACCCCCATCATCTCTAAATGCTATGATACATTTATTAGTAGAGGTATCAAAACACATACGGGCATAAAAATGAATAAGACCGCTGCCATCGTTATAAAATTGTGTCTCTGTCTGACCAAAAGTTATGGAAGTTCCACTGACTATTCCAGTAGTAAAGTTGCTCTGCGAATTACTGTCAGCGTAAGCAATTACAATTCTGTTTACGTTACTGTCAAAAGTAGCACCCAGTTGAGACGTAATTGCATCATTAAAAATAACTTCACTGCCAAAGGTTATATCTGTTCCACTGATTGTTCCGACTATTCCAGTACCTTTGGTAGAGTTATTATTGTCAACATAAATTATAACAGTTTTCTGTGCGTTGCTGTCATATAATACATTGATGTTAGTAGTAGAACCTGCATTAAAAGTAGAGTTACTTCCGGCAGAAATGCTTGTTCCAGAAACAGTTAAAACATTGGCATCAGCGCCGCCCCAAGGTGGCTGCCTATAACCAACTACTGCTACCCCTGCGCTTGGATTAAAGCCTATGCTAAGAGCTTGTACCGTAGCACTTCTAAAAGTAGTAGCACTTCCAAACGAGATGCTAGTCCCAGACACAGTTCCAACAATAGCTTTGCCTTTATTGCTGTCACCTTCATCACGATAAGCCACAATAACTTTGTTATTAGTAGTATCTGTGCAAACTACTGCCCCTTCAGTAGTAGCCGCAGAGTTAAATACAACTTGAGTTCCAAATGAAATTGATGTCCCAGACACAGTTCCAACAATAGCATAACCGTGAGCGCTGTTTCCGCTATCTCCGTAACAAATTACAATTTTACCGCCAATATGAGTGGCGTGTGTCGTTTCATTACTTCCCGAATATAAAAGGGCAGACCTAAAAACAACAGGAGTACCAAAGCTTATGCTTGTTCCTGATACTGTTCCAACCGCCGCTGTACCGTAGCTGTTATTATTTCCGTCTTTGTAAACAACCACCACTTTGTTATTAGTGCTATCATAAACTACAGCCATAACAAAAAGACCACCACTGGCAGGTGACTCAAAAACGGTTGCTGTCCCTGCCGCTTGAGTTTGTGACGTTTCTACAACAACACTCACAGTTCCATCAGAGTTTACAACTACAGGAGTACCATCCGTCAGCGTACCACTAGCTACAGCGTGTTCCTGTCTTGGTACGCTTGGATCGTTACCGATGATACGCATGATGTTTTACTCCCCACCCTCTTCAGCATCAGGGTCAACCCAATCAGGGTTAGCTGTCCACGTTGTGCCGTCAAAGAAATACTTGTTGCCTGTCCAATCTTCGGGTGCGTTGGTTACATTGTCAGTGATTGTAACTGTGGTGCTATTGAGGTCAGCAATAATAAACTGAGCCGGATCACCTACAGTGATTTCTGTTGCTGTTGCTGTTATATCTACATCATCAGCAAGCAAGTATTTGCTGAGATTGCTTGATGTTTCTACAATAGTTTTCATTGTTTACCCTTTCACTATGAGTTCTGTTGCTGAGATAGCGGTCCCTGCGGTTACTGAAGGATCAGCCGCTGTTAATCCTATTGTGCCATCTGTTTGCACAAAATATGTTTGCCCTGCGGTTAGACCGCTTTGGTTTCTGTCGATTGTATTTGTAGTATTAATTACTGCGCTATCGGTGTCTGCAAATGCACCGTCTGAAAAGCCTATAAAGTTTTCTGAGGTTAGGTTGGTGGAACCTGCTTGAGCTACAATTGCTGTAGCACTTTCGGCAGGGGACGCACCATAATCACCATATATAATAACCGTTTTATTTGCATTAGAGTCATAAGCTGCATTGATCGCATCAGAACGAGAGGGGTTAAAGAACGTAGGTGATCCATAACTTATAGATGTTCCGCTTACCGCACCAGAAACAAATGCTCCCTTAGTTACTTCAAAATCCATATATGCAATCACAACTTCGTTATTAGTTGTGTCAAATACAACGTCTCGCATATATGTATTGCCATTGAAAAAAGTTACTTCAGAACCGAAACTGATTGATGTTCCACTAACTGTGCCAACCTTGGATTTGCCAATATTTCCATTGTTTTGATCTTCATAAACAACAACTACTTTATTATTGGAACTATCAAAAGTTGCCGCACCTTGTTCAACAGACACTGATTGATATGTTACAGCCGATCCAAAACTTATACTTGTACCTGAGACAGTGCCAACAATGGCTTTACTTGTGTATGAACTTACATAATCTCTAAAAAAAACTACAACTTTATTACTGTTACTGTCAAAAGTTACAAAATTATGAGAAGTAGGATCAACGCTATTATAAGTTACAGCCGAACCAAAAGAAATACTTGTTCCACTAACTGTGCCGACTATAGCTTTGCCATGAGAACTGCCACCATCATCTGTCCAAACAACTACAGCTTTATTACTGTTACTATCAAATGTCATACCAACATAACTGGTATTTTGTGTACCCGAAAATGTAGCACTAGACCCAAAGCTTATTGAAGTTCCACTAACAGTTCCTACGATACACTTACCTGCGGAGCTATCTCTAAAGGCAATTACTGATTTATTATTAGAAGTATCAAAAACGCTTTCAATCCAACTTGAACTATCGCTATTAAAAACAGTGGCAGTCCCAAAAGAAATACTTGATCCACTTACCGTACCAACTTTTGCAGTTCCATAGCCTGAGTTACTTGAGTCTCTATAAGCAACAATAATTTTATTGTTATTGCTATCAAAATGAACTGACATAGTGGCTGTCTGTGCGGCATTAAATACAGTCTCACTACCAACAGACGCATCTGATCCGCTAACAACACTCACGGTTCCATTAGAGTTTATAATAACACTAGCACCGTCAGTCAAAGCACCAGAAGCTACTGCCCTGACCTGACCATCTTTTGCAATATTACCAAAAGCTTTCATTAGATTACTTTCTATTAAGCGTCATCAATCTCTTCATATGAACAAACAGCGGATAGATCTCCCGCCGCACTTGCTTGTATCTTCAGTATGTCACCTTCAACTAAGTACAGTCCCATGTTCTTATCTATCGGTAGTAATGTGCTATCAGCCGAAACTGTGATTGTTTTAGCAATGTAATAATCCACACCAGATCGCGTAATCCATACCGATATATCAGCCGAATTAGTGCCATCTATGTTGGCTATAATTAATGAATTTATCTTTAATAATTTATTTGATGCAGCGGTTAATAAACTTACCGCACTTGCAGCAACATCAGCATCTACGGCTGTATTAGCATAAATACTGCTTACTGCGACTACATTTGGATTTGCCATTGAAAAACTCCTTTATTATCCAAATACCATTGCCATAGCTATGGCTTTTCCAGTTGTTGCAGCATTGTTTAACTGCGTTTGAATTGACGATGTAACACCATCAACATAGTTTAATTCTGTTCCGGTAGCTGTGATAGTTACCCCACCAACCTTAAATGCTGTGAAGTCTGGGCTAGTTAGCGCAACTGTACCCGCGTCCACGTCTTTCAGATCAGCCATAAGCTCCCTGATTGCGTTATTTATACCGGATGGAGCGCAACCCTCGTCTATGTCCACCGATTGAATATCAGTATTGTTTGCCGCTGTAGCATCAAACTGAGTGATATTGTTTTTAGCCATTATTCAAATTCCTCTTCTAGTAATTCTGAACCGTCAAATATTCCCGCTTGCACCAAAACAGCGTTTAGCCTTTTGTTTCGTGCAGCTTTTAGTTTCGCAGTAGTGGGTCTTTCCAATAAATCAGCCATTAACTTTGGATCTTTTATTGCTTCAGCGAGAATGGTTTTAACTCTTAACTTTGGCATTTTTTCAAAGGCATTTTTCGCAGTACGAACCCCTGCCCCTGCCAATACCAGTGGAGCACCCGCCGCCTGTCCTAGCGCACTAGAACCGCCTAAGTTTGCACCACCTATTCTTAATAAAAGATCAAAGAATATATCTTCTTTGCCTAATAGGTTTTCAAACTGATCTGTGTTCGCCAATGCACTTTCAAACTCTTTTGTCTTGGCGATTAAACGATCAACATTTTTCATTTGCTGTGAATTAAGCAAACCATTGACCATTAATGTTTGTCTTACGGTCTGATTACCTGTTTTCGCGTTCAACAACTGATCAAGTCTAGTACCGGAGATCATGCCGCTTGAAGTTGTTGCGTTGTCTAATAGCGTTTCATAAACGCCATAACGCAACCCATCTAACACACTTGGATCACCTGATTTCTTAGCAAGTCTAGATACGTCTTTTATACCACCCGCAACATCACCAGAACGTAAAACTCTATTAATAAACTCATTTACGTTGTTTGTGCCTAATACCTTGGCTGTAGTAGACTTTGTTCTTGCAAACTTAGTACCCTGTAAAGCCTGATCTGCCACTCTTTCAGCTAATCTTGCCGCTTGCTCAGTGCTCGTAAACGTATCTGTTAATCCTAGATCCTGTATTGTCTGAGCGTTGGATCTAATGAAGTTATCAAGTTTTTGCGGGTTTACGGACCCATCATAGTTTGTAGCGTCACTCGCAAAAGATTGTAAAAATTTTTGCTGCAACTGCATCATGTCACCAGACTGATCACCCGCTGCATTTCGTAACGCTTGCAGATTAAGTAAAGTTTGCTGATCTTGCCCACTTCTCGCAACGTCTAGCGTTCTAGTAGGATCAACAGTTATACCCCCATCACGATCAAAACCTAGTGTTTTTCCTACAAAACCTTGAGTAAACTTTTTGTTTAGCTCTCTCGAAAACTCTCTTGCTGTTTTAGCTATATCACCAGTGACCGGATCTAAGTCTTTCAACATTGCATCAGCAACTTGGGAATACATCCTTGCGTCACCAAATTTGCTTTGCGCCCTAGCTTCTCTAGCAAGTTCTAAATAACGGCTTCTAGTCCTTAACAGGTTGCCAGTTGTAGTCTCACCCTTACCAAGCTTTTTCTTTTTCTGGTCTTTCTTAATATCTTTTATAACTGCTTTAAGTGGTGCGGGTAAATCCTCACCAGAAGCAAGAGAAGCTTTTACGTCATTAAATGCACTTAACGTATTATCAGCTTGCACAACTAAATCACGTTTCACACCGGACCAAAGTTGGTTTTCCGTTTTTCTTGCTGTGACAAGTGCGCTTTCTACTATGTCTCTAGCTTGCTTGTTTATCTGAGCACGATCAACATTAGGCATATTGGTTGCCTGTAAATCTTGCGCCCTTTTTGCAGCGGTTTTTACACGCTCATCTAAAGATTGTACTAAGTAGTCTTGTCTAGCCTGTGCAGCTAGTCTTACTAACTCCGGATCACCACTTGTGATTGCTGCGCGGTAAGCATCATTAAATTCACTAATCGCAAGCTGCGTTTGTTTTGCTATGTCCTCACTTATTTGACCACCAGATTTAACAAGCTCATTTTCAATAGCCAGAAAACCTTGATTGCCTGTAACCTGTCCGGCTGTGCCACTGCCTTTGGCTTCTCTTAACTTTTTAGCTTCAGCGGTAAGATCTGCACCGCGCTCTAATTGATCTGTTTGTACTAACTTAGCCGCTTGTCTTTCCCTACCACTTGGCGTCAAAGTGCCTAATGCTCTTGTGATATTAGCTGTAAGAGTTGGCAGTACAGTTGATAAAACAACAGGAGAAAACGCCCCTGCTAACTCGCCATACATTCTAGTTGTCGGATCTCCTGGCCTTGCTTGCTCTGCTAACCCTGCACCAACGGAAGGAGCAAGTGCTAAACCTGTTTCCACCGCCGCTGTAGTTCCTGGGTTTGCCGCTGTTGTTTTCACTATATCGTCAACAGTTTGCGATACTATATTTGATTTTGGTGCAGCCTTAACAGTTGCGCCTAACGCCGATACATTTCTTGCCGCGCCAAAGACAGGAAGTATCGTTCCAACTGTTTGACCAAAAACCTCACCGCCTTGAGCAAATGGCCTTTGATCTTTTGGCAAATCTTCAATGTTTTGATAACCCAAATCAAACAGGTTTGTCATTGCGTTTCTAATAGATTGAGAGCCGCCTACTGGACTTTCTGTTATAGGGCCAAAACCTTGCTCACCAGGAAGTAGATTTAATAACCTTGGTAACTGATTTATTGCGTCAACAGGAGCACCAAGAACATCAGCCAAACCGACATTGACCCCTCTTCCGGCCCCTTCGATTTTTTCTGACGCTGTAGATGGTCTGACCTCAAGGTATGCTTTTTTAACAGTTTCAAAATCGGGCGTACCTTTTTTGTCTTGGTTATCAACTAACCACTGAGCGTATTGTTCCGCTGTAGCCATTAGTCAACTCCTAATATTTTATCAGCCGCTGTCTGAGCAGCAGTTTTACTACCGCCTGTGTTCTTGCGATAAACTGCGATTGCCCTTTCCATGTTGGCTTTGTAATTAATTAACTGCCTTGCTTCCTCTTTGGCTATGATACGTTCACCTTCAGATTTCTCTGTATCAACAGACTCAGCGGCAAGTTGTTTAATTGCTATATCAAGTCGCGGCTTGAGCGCCTCAAATCTTGACATAAATGTTTGGTTTGTATTGTTGGGTAACGGTAAAATGCTATCTACCTGTTCAATTGCAAATTTAGACCCTGCCCTGTTAAGAGCTTTCACCAAAGGAACTTTGATAGTGTTATTTGCCTCATTTATAAGAGCTACTTGATCGGCTCTATTAGGGCTAAATGTTCCAGTAAACGCACCGAAAACAGTGTTTGCAAGGTCAGTAACAACACCAGGAATATCCCCTCCGGCGGCGGTTCCAACATCTACGTTCAGTGATGTATTTGAAGTTGTATCTTCTAACTCTTTTACAACCGCATCTACTTTGGAAGTATCGACTGTAGGCGCTTTTACCTCTTCGATTTTCTGTGGAGCTTTTATTGCACCTTGCCCTGCCGCTTCAACGATTAAATCTTGCTGTGTGTTTTGATCTAATGAAAAACGCTGTCCGGCTTTGTAAGTAATGCCACCAACAGTAATATCATTGTCGGAAATTAAGTTTACTAAACTTGCGGATTTTGGATCTTTTGGTGTAATGCCATAAAGCGCTTTATTCCACTGTGTTGATCCCTCTGAAATTCCATCATCAATCAAAGCCTTACGCTTTTCTTGAAATGCACTTAAAGGCTGATCTTTAATACCGAACAAGGCTTGGTTGTATTCGTCGGTTCCCTCAGTAAAACCACTTGAGATAAGTGCTTGTTGTTTTTCTGCAAAAGCAGATTGCTTTTCAGGACTAATGTTAAACAACGCTTGTAAATATTGTGGGCTACCTTCCTGTATACCCGCATCAATCAATGCTTTCTGTTTTTCAACAAAAGTAGAATCTTTTTCAGGAGTAATCCCAAACATAGCTTTATTATATTGTACGGACCCAGGATTAATCCCTGCATCTGCTAACAGATTAGCTTTCTCTTTGAGATTAGATAAAGTTGGTGTTTTCACCACATCAGGAAAAACTCTTTGGCCTTGGTTTTCACCGTCCGTAAAATATAAATATCCATCAGCCGCTTTAGCTGTATTAGGCTTTGTCTTTCTGAGAGGATTAGCAAGCACATTTACCTGACCACTTGTGTCATTAATCTGCGCTACTGTTCCCTTCGGAAACCCTCTAGCAACCAACTCATCAGAAGTAAGGTTTCTGAACTTAGCAGTTGGCTTTCTTTTCTGCATTTCTAGATTAGCGATTAAACTGACCGCCGCTTCAGGGTTAGCGTTTATTAACTGTTGTATTCTTGGATCATCACCATATTGCTCAGACAACTGCAACAAAGCCGCCTTACGCCGCCGATCCTCTTCCATATCCTGAAAGCTGCCATATGTGCCTATCCCGGCTTGTATGGCTTGCAAAGGGTTTTGACCATCTAACAACCCGATACCAGTAGTAAGCAACCCAAGATTTGCGGGCATGCCAAACTGACCAAACCTATTGTTAAAGTTGTCAAAAATACTCATTATATCGCCCCCATCACTTCATTATTCAATGCTGCATAGTCGAGCATTAAGTAGCCAGTTGGGTGTCTATAAACGTGTTCTGGGTAAAGTTTCTGAGCCTCTTGAGCCATAAATCCTTCAGTTGGATAAGTCTCAAAGCGGTTTTTTCTAGCCGCTTCATTCCACTTCCAACGGTACACATTCAATCCGTTAGGGTGCTTGCCTAGCAACTCTACATCTTCTTTCAGCCTAGTATCTGAGGCAAGCAATCCTAATGCACCGCCCCCTATTGCACCCATAGCGGGAGTAAGGCCAAGCCCCATTGGTCCTAACGTATTTATTAAACTAGCACCCGCTAGAGCACCGCCTAAACCTGATTGTAAGGCACTCGGACCGCCACCTGTCTGTGTGGTAGTCGTGCCAAACATACCTTGGCCCATACCAGACGCACCAAGTAGCGCGTTAATACGGTTTTGATCAAGAACATTTTGCTCTGCAACCCTAGCTCTTTCAGCGTCAAGCGCGGCTTGTGCAGGGGCTTGCTGCATTGCGCCAAGATCCTGAAGTGTACCAATACGGCTTTGTTCAGCCGCCAATATCGCGGGTAATGCTTGAGCCGCTTGTAGCTGCATTGCAGCGGAAGATTTGGTTTGATCTAACTGGTTAGACGCAAGTGACTGAGAAGCACCTAACTGACGTGATAAGTCGGCTTGCTGTGCTCTCAACAAGTTATTTGCAATATCTGTATTCTGTCCAAGATTTTGACCAAATGCCGCTGATAATGCTCTTGTAGCATCGACTTGATTAGCCAAATTAGTTTGCCCTGCACCAACAATGTTTTGTCCAAGGGTTGCTTCTCTTGAAAGATCTTGCCCTGATACGTTACCCAACGCCTGTGCAGCCGCTAATCTGTTAGCTCGGTCTTGTTGTAGGTTTTGCGCCAATATTGGTGCAGCCGCATTTGATATACCCGCGCCCAATGCTCCCGCAAAGGAGTCAGAACCAAGCCTACCGCCAAGAGCATACTGTGACGTTGCCTTATCTACCGCACCAGAAATGGCACTATCTAATTGCTGTTGAAGGTATGGATTAGTGCCGCCATCCATCGCCATAGTGCCTAAAAGACCTGTCGCTAGGTTCTCACGGTTTTGTTGCGCTGTGAGAGGATCAAGACTTGTTGATTGACGAGATAAACCCTGCAACTGAGCAATTGCCGGATCTGTACTGCCAAATAAACTTTCTAAACGAGAAGCATCAGCAACTTGATTTGCAAGCCTACTTAAATTTGTATCATCAAAGGTAATACCTGTGTCACCTTGAGCAAATCCAGTAAGCGTTTGCTCCATTTGATCAATATACGCCGGACGCTCCATAAGACCTTCAGCCGCCGTAAGTGCAGACTGTTGTAAAGGGGAAAATGGAGCCATAGTCGGCCCATCATATGCTCTCGGATTAAAGTTAGAAACAGCGTCAAAAGAAGCTGCAAATGGATTAAAATCCTCGTAAGCTTCAGTTAAAGCCGCCTCGATTGGTTCTGGTAGCTTTTGAACATTTGTAATTGTTGAATTTCTACTACCCTTACTCATCCCTAAGATCCTTCTTAAAAGTTATATAGGCTTGCTTCCAATCAAGAGGCTCTAAGTATTTTGACCATGCTCTACGTCCATATGCCTCTAAATGAGAGCAACCATTACGCTTTGCATGTTCCTCAACTGCCTCTTGTGCCATTCCTAACCATTCCTTCATTCTTGAGCCGCCCACAAAATCCATTGCGAGAGCTTTCCTTCGCGGATAATCAATTATTCGTGTGGAAATAACGCCGACAAACTCACCGCTGTCCTCATCAAGCGCCACCCAAACGACATAAACGCCTTTTAGACAGGCTTCATAAACATCATTTATTCGTATTAATTCTGGTGAAAGGCGTACTGCCTTATTCAACAACGGAGCTACATGCTGCCAAACTTGAGGCAGTAACGGAGCACCAATTGGTACTATTTTCATTTTTATCCAATGACTATGTATATAAACGTTCTGTCCGTCTGAGAGTTGTTAGCGTGAGTTATTGTAAAACTCTGCTTTGCTCTCGCTGATAGGTACATTGTGCCGCCGCCTTGTTCAGCCGCCGCATTTGCTGTTGTCGGGGTAAAAACAATAACGCTTTCACTACCCACTCTATAATCTGTTATAGTCGTGCTTGTTGCGCTCGCGCCAAGTGTAACCTCACCCGCTGCATTTATCTTTCCATCCACCACGAGATTAACAACATTTGCTGTTTCTCTAGGTGAGCCACCGCTTGCCGGAAGCTTTACATAATTTATCTCTGTCATCGTCTGCCAAGCGTCACCGCGTCAACATCCACGCCAAGCGCATATCTCCAAGTGCCACTAGCGTTTACTCTAACCCTGTGGTAGCGCCCATGTGTTCTAACCGGACAACTATTATCATCATTAATGCTTGATGCCGTTGTAAAGGTTGCCTTGTCTATCTGTCTGCTTCTAGAGCCAACTTGTACGTTGAGCGTAGGAGCCACATCCCTTGCCGTTACATATGGCGTTACACCTTTAATTAATGATTGCCGCATTGGTGCAGTTTCAAATTCTGACGTTTCCAAAACAGCATCTAACTGAGCACCAGTAAGCGTCTGTAGCTTTTTGTCTTTACTCGCGGATAATTGGAAAAAACCACCTGTGTAAAAGTTTGAGTCTAACGATGTTGTTAAAGAGTCTAAACTTGAGCTTAAATTGTCTAGCCCCTCAACAGTCATTCCTGGCGTAAGTGAATTACCTAAAAATTCATGATCAAGGTTTATCAAGGACCACTTTTGAACCGCATAATTGTAAACTAGTATTTTATTAGGCTCTCCGGTGCTTTCTCTATCAGCATAAGACCACATGACAATCTGGTTTTCAGGATCAATAGTAGAGCTAAGACGATCTGCATATTTAAAATTTATGCTATCAAAGAAAAACTTGTCTACTTTCTCCGCGCCAATAGGAATTGACTTAGAACCATCGAAAAAGAAAAACCCATCATCAGCTAAGTAAAAGACCTGAGTTGGGCCAAGTGAAGTCACAGAATTTGGATAATTACACCCATGCCCTGTCTCTACTTTTTCAAAAGTAAAGATCAAAGGTGAACCAACATACTGCATACGAGCAATCGCTTTTTCTAATAAAACAACGCCAAACTCACCGCCAACTAATCCAGTAATATGCCCTGCATCAGCAATATCCTGAAAGTCAGCTTGTGCCGTTCCTAGCGTCCAAGAATTAGCATCATTGATCTGTGACCATCGCACCCTTGAGCGATATGTAGCTGAAGAATATGTAACGTTTGCTGTAACCACAAAGTCTCGAACAACCGCTAAATATTTTGCAGCCGGAGCACCAGAAATTGCAGAAAACGCTGAACTTGAACCAATTGTAAACTTTTGCAAAACATCGCTATCACTGCCACTTGCAATAACGTCATTGCCAAAACGGACAAACTTCCATTGCTCATCGGCTGAAAGGCTATAAGAGCCGCTTTTTACATCAGCTAACGCAAATGTGCCGTTATTCATTTTGTAAAGCTTGCCGGAGTCACCGACAAAAATAAAAATCGTATCGTTTGTATCTTTCGTGGCGTAAATGCCTCTAATGCGATTATCAGCCGCTTGACTAACTTCAGAAAGGCCAAAGAAAGGTCTGTAGCCTCTAGCAGCGGGAATAACATTTGTAGCAACCGTAGACCCAGGATTTTGAAAATCCGACTGATCAGGGAGCCACTCACCGAAAGGTATCATTGATTTAACCACCTATCTGTACCCGCTGTGCGAGTGTTAAATACCGCTGTAGCCGGAACTATATCAGTCCAAGCCTCACCCATCTCTTCCGCAATCGCCACACCCTCTATACTTAGCTCAACAGACGCTGCACACGCGGCTTTGTAATTCACACCAGTAGTAGTGCTTCCGGTTATTGCAATTGTGTCAGCCGCCGCTAATGCAAATGTTCCCAAAACATTGCCTGTGGCTGTTATCGCAATATTAGTACTTCCTGATGTCTCCACAACTCGTGAGGACGCAACCGCCGTACCAGTAATTGTTATTGTTGCTGATGCCGCAAAAGACTTAATTAATCCAAATTCAAAAGACGTAATATTTGCCGTACCACCCATGCCTGAGTGATTTGTGCACCAATAATGTAATGTGCTTGGTGTACTCGCAGAAACAGTTATCTCAGTATAAGCGTTAGCCGTTCCAGGTGTGCCAGTTGTGGTAACGCCTGTGGTATATTCTGAACCACTATTATGAGAGCCATTTGCAGTAGTGGAAAACCGTAGCGGGTGGCCTGAGTTGCTACTATCAGACTGATCAAACCTATATGTGTTCCCGACTACAAGTTCTAATGTCGGACTCGCACCAGATAAACCCGCAATATAGTATTTATTACCTGTGCCATAAGAGTTAGTACCAGACGCAACGGTTACATCATAAACAACAGTGGTTGCCGCGTTTATTGTAATTAATGCAGTCGCAGATACCGCCGCCTTAAAAGTAGCATTACCTGTGCCAGTAACAGCAATATTTTCAGCCGCTGCAACCTCGAATAAATTGATAGTATCAAGATATTCTAACGTGCCATAAGAGTCTAAACTATCAAGCGTACCCCAAGTATCTAGCTGATCTAGAGTGGGGCCAATAATTTCAGCCATATTAAGCCGCCGTTATGTCTAAATCGCCAGTTGCAACCCTTACAATATCTCCTGTCGCTATAACTTTTGATGCACTAAACGTACCATGAATCAAAAGGTTCCCAGAACTCGCCGCATCAAATAACGCCCAATGGCTCACGGTTCCCCAAGCACCAGTAGCCGCATTAAACTCAATAGTTGAGTCATTGCTTGTTGTGCCACTTGATGCACTTGCAAAAGTAATTGCTTTTCTTGAATAATTATTACCTGTCAACTCTGTGCCTGAGTTATCATCACCAAATGATTCAGTTGATAAACCCAAATACACCGCTGAAGGGGCTGTAAACGCCGTTGTTCCTAAAACGTGATCTAATACCTTTAGCTCAAGGTAGTCTGACATTGCACTCATTTTTACGCTCCTAAATAATCAGATTTCATTGAAAGCGAACCCGCAAAGAACGCTTTATCATTATCCTTGTTAATCTCTTCTATTGCCCTTGAGAAAAGTGTGTCGTACTGCGCGGCCCTTGCCTCATCCATTAAAAAGATATGTGCAGCGGATAATGAACCATATAAATATACGTCTGGGTGACGTGTTAAAACTGTGTTGGTAAGGTTGGCATCTGATAATGCGGATATATCCTCACCGTAAATAATCTCTATTGTATACGCACTATCTGGAATAGGACGCATAGCAATCTCAGCGCCAATAATTGTATAAAGCTTTGGCCTACCGCCACCAGAGGAAGCATACTTTTCATAGTAATCCTTTGGTGTTGCATAATCTAAAACTTCAACCGAACTTGTGTTATTCTTAACAAGCCTAATACGCCGTAAATCAGTTGGCAGTGATATAAACTCATCACCGGAAGTCGTTAGGGCTGTCGCACGTTTTTCCTGTGACCGCGTTTCTAGCTCCCTACTCATTCTTGACTCAGCAAGAGATATAAATTCAGGAATACGATCAGTTAAATCGGAACGAGCCAAAAAGTTAGCAATAGCTGTTTTTAGCTCTGTGTACGTTGTAATCGCCATTAGATAAGCCTACCGCCTGTTGCCTTAAAACCTTTGTTTTCTTCAAGCCACTGCATCCAAGCTTTCGGATTGTCCTTTGGTTGACCAAACTTTTCCACCAAATGATGATAAAGAATGGCAGGGATTTCACCGACTTTGTGCTTATGCTTT